ATCGGCATTGGTGAGCTTCGCAATCTGCTGATACGCAGCCGAGTGCGTGTCGCTCGGGATCTTGTAGATGTCCGCGGTCAGGTCCAGTGCGTCAATCGCAATGGGCGTACCGGAGAGCAATGAACTGAAGGTGAGGTTTGCGTCATCAGCGACGCCGTACGGAGCTGGCATGTTCTTTCCCTGGTTCAAACAAAAAACCCGCCCACCGGGTTTGACCCTTGGGGCGGGCTTCTCGTGATGAAGATCGTCGACTTATTCGGTGGTGGCTTCGACTGAGCCTGCGGCGATCTGCGCCGTGGCAAGCTGGTGGATTTCCTTGTCCGTCAGCTGCGGCAGCACCTCGATGGCGAATTCCTTGTTCCAGCTCGTGACCGGCGTCGTCACACCCGTGCGCTTGTCCTTGACCGTACGGATGTTCAGGAAGCGCCGGGCTTCGAGCGTCTTGTACAGGATCATCGGGAGGTGGTAGCCACCGTCGGTCGCTTCACCGTAGGGGACGAACTTCTTGATGTTGCCCAGGTGCTCGTTGGCCACGCACAGGAGCTCACCCGGCAGGTTCGCTTTCTTCGGATCCAGACACTGGATCCGCACCCGCACGAGCTTCATGTTCTCGTCGTACAGATGCTGGCGCAGCGTCTTGCGCTTGACCGGCCGCGAGTCGCTTGCAAGCGGATTCGCCTTCACGTCTTCGCCTGCAGCCGGTGCCTTGTCTTCCGGTGCGGCGTTCATCTTCTCGTCGATCTTCTTCTTCAGCGTTTCGACCGAGATGTTGTTGCTGAATACAATGCCCATCAGGCTGGCACGTTCCTTCAGCATCTGGAGTTCGGAGGGCTGGTTATCAGCCGGATCTTTCAGCAGTTCGCTCATGATGGTTCCTTCAGAGGAACCAGGGGAAAGGACACTCGGCGGAGTATCCTTTCCCTTGGCTCAGGTTTAGATCGGCGCGACCGTCTTGATCATGCCAAGGCGTTCCGGGCGCTTGATCAGGATACCGTAGTACCACTTGATCGAGCTGAAGCCCGTTTCACCGTACGGATCATTGCGATCCGCCGTCTCGTTGCCCGGCATCTTCGTGAGCACCGAGAACTTGACCGTCTTGCCGTCGGTCTGGAAACCGATGGTGGTGAACGAGTCGTCACCGATGGTGAGCATCGGGAACACGTCGTAGTGCTCCGCACCGCCCTTCATCGAGCTGCGATAGCCCGGGTTGTCGACCACTGCCGCACCAGCGCCGGCCCAGTGCAGCATTTCCGGCACCTGGATGAAGCGCCACTTGCCGATGCTGCCGACTTCGCCGTTCAGCACGTTGCCTGCATCGGCGTAGTGCTGGATTTCGATGAACGCCTTGTTGCCGAAGGTGTCCTTCATTTCCTGCAGCATCGGCGTGAGTTCCGAGCCGACATACATGATGCGCGTCGAGCCGATCACCTTCGTGTCGACCAGGCGCGAACCGGTGATGATCGTGACCTTCGTCGGGCTGCGGTTGTCGGTCAGGATCTGGTCCAGACGCACCAGGTTCTTGTACGACACCACCGAGGCCGGGATTTCCGGCACGGCGCCTGCAGCCGGCACCACTTCACCGGTGATTTCGGCGTCCGACGTCGCAGCACCGGCGAACAGCACGACACCCGGTGCGGCCAGCAGATCTTTCTGCAGCGTGGCTTCGGTCATCTGCACGGCGCCATTCATCAGCTCCGTGGACAGGTGGCTCATCAGCTCGGAGTCCGAGTCGAAGTCGAGCGATTCCTGCGTGAATTCGGTGAAGAAGCCGAACTTGTGGATCGAGCCTTCACGCTCCAGACGGGTGAAGCCGACGCGGTTCACGCGGCCACCGTTTTCGGTCAGCACCGGCAGCTTCGAGGTGATCGTGCCGATGTCCTTCGACGAGCCGTACAGGTTGCCGTTGGCAATCGTGGCGCCGGTAGCGTCCAGACCCTGGTCGTTGATGTTGCGGTCGTCGAGTAGCGGCACGTACTCGTAGATCTTGATCTTCTTGCCGAAGTTCTTCGGCATGTTGGTGACCGAGGCGAGCGGCATGAAATACTGCTCTTTGCGGGCCGTGATGATGGCCTTCTTCAGCCAGAAAAAGGTGTTCATCTGGTCCGACGATGCGGAGTCGATGCTCGACTTGCTCCCCTCCGCGGGGGCGTTGTAGTTCAATGGCATGGGTCAGGTTCCCTTAATCAAAGCCGGTTTTCAAACTTCTTCAAGAACTCTTCATCGCTCATTGCGAGCGGGTTGACGAGCTGCTTGACTTCACGGGGAGTGCTCCGCGTAGCTGCGGCGGCACTTGCCTGATCTGAGTTCGAGACGGCTGGCTTGGGGGCGACGATGCGCGTTGCCACCGGTTCCCTGGTTACCGGGGTCACCGGTGTGTCCGAGGAGCCAGAAACAACAGGAGGGGGTTGCTTGGCGACCAGGTCGACGAAAGCGCCCGCCTTCTGCAATTCGTTACCCACAGCCTGATAGGCGTCGATGAACGGCAGACCGGCCGGAATGATCCCCAGGGTGCGCTGGCGGTTCACTTCAGTAGCGATACGGTCGTAGATGCCGTTCTCGCGCTGCTCGTGAATCGTCTGCATCAGCTGAGGTTCTTTCCACAGCACTTCCTTAGAAGCCTGATCCCAAGTCGAGTTGATGGTTTGAAGTGTGACCTTCCCATCCTGGTTCGAGGTCAACTCGCCCAGAATGGATTTGAAGGCTACTTCCTCATCACTGACCTTGTGATTTCCACCAAGGTAGTTTGATTCCTGCTCGGTATCGATCGACATCGGATCGACACCCTTTTCCTTCAGCAGCTTCTGGATTGCCGCGGGGTTGCCGTTGTTCAGGTCAATCAGGAACGACAGCTTGTCGGGGTCCATCAGCTGGTTGTTATCCAGCATCAGAAGCGTCTTGCGATGCGGCGCCATGTCCTGCATCTTGCGCGTGTAGTTCGCCCCCATCTGCATCAGCTGGATCGCTTCGTCGATTGAACGAAGTTCGATCTGTTTGCCGTTTGCCTTGAAGGGCGTCATCACGCGCTTGTAGAGCGCTTCATAGTCAACAGAAGCAGCCTGGCCAGCTGGCTTGGTTGCGTCGGTACCTTCCGCTGCATCCTTACCCTGGGTGTCCTTAGCATCGCCTGCCGGCTTTACTTCAGGAGCACTTGCAGTTGCTGCATCCTTCGTGCTTTCCTGCTTGACTTCAGCTTCCGTCGGAACATTACCACCATTCGCATCCGGTTTACTAGTGGGTTGCGTCGTGGATGCAACGTTCGACTCGACTTCAACTTCAGTTGACTGCGGTTCGACTTTGGTTTCGACCGTTTCAACTTTGGCTTCAGGGGTGACAACTTCGCTGGGCTTGTCGGCGGGGACTTCTTCAATCACCTCTGCACCGGGCAAAGGCTGATTGAGGAAGTCCTCATCCGACATCGCCAGCGGATTCTGCTCCGCTGCGACGTCAGGCATGGTTTATTCGCCTCCGAGTGTTTCGAGATCACCACCGGCACGGACGTGTGCGATGGCCTGTTCGTAATCAGCGATCTGGCCGTCAGCGTTGTCGCCCATGACCATCTGCATCGCCATCCAGCGCTTCAGGTGGCCTGCTGCCTGGGCCATGGCCAGGGCATCCGCACGCTGACGATCCGTGAGTGCCGGATCTGCCGATTCGCGTGCGTAACGGGCGCATTCCTGTTCACAGAAGGCTTCACGGATCACCTTGCGAAACTCACGGTTGTCCATGAGCCTGGCGAGCTGGTCCCGAAGCGCAACTTGCGCCTTGGAATCTTCCAGTCCCTTTTCGAGTTGCTGGAGTTGAGATACTGCGTGCATGGATGGGCGTCCTTGACTATAAAGTTAGGGTTAGGTGACCGGTGGTTTAAGCCGGTCTTCTGAGAGGTTACGCGGGTTGCGGTACCCCAAAGTTAGTTTGGGGGATTGTAGGGTTTGCAACGGGCGCTTGTCCAGCACCAGACTGAGCTTTCGACAGTGCGTTGTACCCCACTGCCGCTTCAATATCCGGTTTGGACTCCGCACCATTGGCCTGCTTGCGCTTGGCGAGCAGTGC